CCGTTATACCGATATCGGATCGATCCGGAGCCACCCTGAAAATGCAGCAGCGCCGAAGTGAGCGTAAGTCCGCCCGAATAAGTGAACGTCATTGAAGCGCCCACCGTGGTCGAAAGCAGGCTTGCCAGCGCCGGGCCGGTGCCTGCTGTCAGCGTGCCATAGATCGGATCGTTAAGCGTCCAGGTGCCGGTGCGCGTCACCGCCATTGTGCGGTCTGCCGAAAAGTCGAACCGCGTGTCGCCCTTTGGCACGTTGACAAAGCCCGGCCCGGCATTGCCCAGCCCACCGCTGAAAGCGCGAATGCGGCTCGCATAGAGCGGCGTCCAGCCTGCGGTGCTGCCCCCGGTTATATCCGAATAGCTGTCGCCCATCAGGATCACGGTGTGAACAGTGCCCGCCACCCCGTTGAGCAGCGCATCGACCGCGCGCCGCGTTTCACGCAGAGCCGAAGCATTGATAAGGTTTTGGCCAAGCCTCCCACGCAATGCCACCGAAGGCACAGCATTAAAGCCTAGCGCCGGATTGAATTCGGCAAGAACACTTGATGGAGTTTGGTTGTCTCGAATTCGGATTACACCATCAGCATCAAAATAGGCTTGTCCGTCCAAAGCCTCAATAATTGGCACCAAGCCCACAACCGCATTGGAGGCAGTTTCCGCCCTTTCGGCATCATCCGAAGCCGCCGAAGCCGAGGCCGCCGCCGCGTCAGCCCACGGCTTTCCAGCCCCCTCCAAGGCATCAGCCAAGATGGTTGTCAAAGTCCAAGAGCCGGAGCCGCTTGCGCCCACCTTTACATAGAGATCATTATTTGCGGCCGTGGCATCGGCATAGACAAGCGCGAGGCTGTCGGCTGCAAAGGCAAGGTCTGCATTCAAATTGGCCCGAGTGGTTTTGATTACATCCACAGAGGAAAGCGAAACCGCGCCAAGCGCCGCCTCAATTAAAGGGCCAATCTCTCGAACCTCTGCCTTGATAACGTCATGAGGACCGGAGGAGCTTACGCCATCCGTAACAAAATCACGGAAAGCGGTGATAAATTGGTTTGCAATGGTGCCCATAAAATGCCTCCGAGTGTGCGCCTTTGGCCGCGTTCATATCAGGCGGCCGCGAAGTTGGCGAGATCATGCCACGATTACTGTTTGCGCCGCTGTTGGCGCGCTTGAGAGCCCGGTGGCAGAGTATGCGACAAGCCAGAGGTATCGCGTGCCAGCGCTCAAGCTAACGGTTGCTGTCATGCTTGCGCCCGGCGATCCGGCTTGATCAGTGCCCACTTGTGTGGCGGTGCCAAAGTCAGCCGTGGCGCTTGAGTAGATTTCAACGTGGTGGAAATTGCTCTCCGGAGAATTGATCCACGCGAGCGAAGCCGAGCCGGTGCCGCCGGTGGCAGAGAATGCGGAGGGAGTAGAGGGCGCGGTTTCCGCCACCGTGGGAGTGATAGCCACGGTGGAGCTCCAAGCGCTAGGCCGCCCGGCCACCGTCACCAAGCGCCCGCGCACTTGATGCGCCACGCCGCTGGAGACAATGCCAGAGGTAGCTTGCCTATCATCTTGGCTTACCACCATCTCCAGCCACTCGGATGCGGCGGTGGGCTTGAATTGCACTTGCGCGATGAGCCCGGTGCGGATCGGCGCATCCCACGTTGCCCGGATGCCTACGCCAGAGGAGCCGCCAAGGCTCACGCTCACCGCCGCCAGCGTAAGGCCTTCCATTTCTTCTATGACAATCGCCACCGATGTAGACGGCACACCGCTAGGCGGAGTGCCCTCCTCCTCCGCAGCGTCAAAAGCAAAATCCGCCTCACTTGCCTGCACTAGCCCAATAGTCACATTCAAAGTGCCGGGATCGATCTTGATGGAAGTCACTTCAAAGGAAAGCGCGGTTATGCCCAGCTCCGAAAGCGTAACGGTAATGAAGCGCTCCCCAATGACATTTAAGCCATAGAGGTTTGTGGTGAGAGTGAGCGCCCACCGATCACCAAGCCGCGCCAAGATGCGCTTGCCGATCCGCTGCGCTTGGTTGTGATCCGGGCAAAAGTAGCAATCGAAACGCGAGACTTCCGCCCGGCCTAGCGCGGCGCGCGCCGCATCATCCACAAGTGGCGCTGCCTCCGTTTCAATATATCCAAGGGTCGGCTCCATGTAGATCACGCGCACCTCATTTGCGCGGTCCATTGCATCGGTGCCGAGGCTAGCCGTGCATCCGATGATATGTTTTTCCGGGATGTGCACCGTGGGAGTGATCCACCGGCCGCACCGGATATTTGCGAGCCCATTGGCATCCTGCCACATAAAGCCATCCCCGGCCTTCAGGAATTCGCGCACCACTGCCCGGCGCTCATCCTCCGCAAGCTTGTATGAACCCGCCACCCTCCATTGGCGAATGGTGCGCGCGTCCACTGTCTCCACGGTGAGATCACAGATTTCCGCCTCTTGCGCCACGTTTGTCCAGTTGATGGCATCGCGGCCCATGCCGTAGCCATCCGCGTCTCCGAGATAATCGGCAAAGCAGAGAGCCCAATTGTCAGAGTAAGCCCACGTTGATGGCGTGGCCAAGCGATGCGATCCGCTGCCCATAATTGGCTCACCATCCTCATCGTATCCAATCACGGCCGTGCTATCGTCGCGCGGATCATAGACGGCCGTTGTCTCATAGGTCACAAGCGGATCGGGCTCGCGGTTGCCCTCGTAGACTTCGGAAAACTCCTCCGCCTTCACTCCGCGCGAGATCACCAAAAGGCTCGCGCACCCGCGTTGCCGGTGATCGGTTGTCCATTGGCTGAAAACGCTTGTGAGCTGCGAATAGGCCGTTTGCGTGTCGGTGCCCATCCGGTTGTTAATGCTCACCGCGCCCTTAAAGCGACTGTCGGTAACAAGGCCGGAGCCGTCCACAGTAACCACTGTGCCATTGATGAGCACCTCCGCAATTGCGGAGAGCTTGCCTTGGGAGGTGGTGATCAATGCGTAGAGCGTGCCGCTCCGGCTTTCGTAGAACGTGAGCTGTCCACCCACCCGCACCTTGCCATAGTGGCGAACGCGCGAGCCCACATTGACGCGCACCACCCTTTGCCCATCGGATGGCTTGCCAGCTCCGCCGCTGCCAAAAATTGAATTGGCCAGCGCGGAGAGGCCCACCGTTACCGCCAAGGCAATCACTGCCGTGGCAATAGCCGCCGCCGTCCCGGTCAATCCGATTGCGGCAACAATGGCGGTAGCGATGGCTTGAGGCATGAGAGAGGGCTCCAGCTCGCAAGGTGCGGCGCGGCCGTGACTAGCACACGGTGCGGCCCTTTCGCCATCCACTTGCCTCCAAGCGAGATCGCGCAAGTGAGGCCCATTTTCGGCAGCTCTACAAGGCCCACATCGCCGCGCGCCGGAGGATTGCCCTCAAGCCATGAGAGCAAGCGCATTTGCCGCCGCGCGTAAGCCTCAAGGCCGCCCTCTTTACGCAAAAGCGTTACCACCGCTTTCCGGGTTTCATGGCGCGGCAATAGCGGTGCATCCACGCCGCTCACCTCGCACGCATAGGCCCACACAGAGGCCGCGCACGGATGAGGCGCGCAAGGCGTGGAGGCCCATTCCCGGATGGTGCGCGCAAGGATCGCCTCGCGCTCGATTGTCAGAAATCCGGCCAAGTCACCGTCTTATTCGTGAGGCCCGGCACAAACTCAAAGCCGCGATCACCGGCAAACCGGCTCTTTTGATCCGCGTCGGTATACTGCGAAAAGGTAGGCCGCGAGCGAAGGGCAAAGAGGCTTTCCGCGCTCACCGTGATCCGCCGGGTAGTAGGGCCTTGGAGCTCAAAGCGCGGTGTCTGCATCCGCCCGGCCCATATCGCATAGGGCTCATCAAATAGCTCAAGCGGGCGATCATCCGCCTCATTGTGAAACTGGAGGAGCACTTTGATGAGCCGATCCTTGGCCTCATCCGCCCACTCATCGCGCGCGAGCGCCATGATTTCCGAATTGATGCCAGAGAGCACAAAGGTGGTTTCCGGCGCTTCACCATTTACGGCTTGCTCAAGGCCGGAGATGCTTCCGAGCTGGCCAAGGCCATCCCACTCTGTGCCGCCGCTTTGGAGCTTTCCTGCCCCGGTCCAAATTCGCATGGGAGTGGTGGCGAAGTCCAAGAGCACCAAGAAGCTCGCGCGCACCGTGCGGCCGCCAAGCGCCGCCTTTATGGTTGCCGGGAACAGGCTCACGCGCCGCCCTCCGATGCCAAGAGCTCATCCGGAAGCACCTCCACAAGCTGGAGAGAGGGCGCTCCGATGATGCCCCGCTCCAGCGCCAGCGATCCGCCATCATCTTGCGCCAGGCGCATTAGGAGCACCGGGCGAAGGCGGAAGCGCGCGGCGGTGTGATCTTGCCGGAGCGATGGCTCAAAGCGAATTGTGGCCACGGAGCCCGCCCATTGCACGGAGGCGGCAAGATAGGCCTCATTCTCCACCCCGAAGTAGAGGCCTCCATCAAACACCGGCCCGTAGCTGCCAAAGTCAACGGTGAGCAAGGTGGCACCCTTGAGGCCGGTGGCGGTAATCCCGTCCACATCCTCCGCAAGATATTCGCTGCCATCGCCAAAGGGCGATCCATCGGAGTGCGGCACCGTGGCAATCCCAAGCACGGCATCCGATGGCCAGAATTGCGGATCAAACACCGGCACCCGGAGCACGTTTTCCCGGCCGCGAAGGGATGCAACCATGGCGCGATAGGCCGGGATGAATTGGCGCTTGAGGTTGGCAAAATCGAGCTGGAAGGCCCACCGGGTGGAGAGCGAGGCCGCCACTTGCTCAAAGCCGGTGAGGCTCTCCCCCGCCGATCTCGTTTGATTGATGAGCTGGAGGTTGATGATGCGCGGAGCGAGCCGCCGCGAAGGCCAATCAATGATCATGCGCGCCTCTTGAAATTGCTGTCCACCCGGTCGCCTACCACGGCATCATATTGGCCGATCCCACTTTGCACCACCGGCGCGGCAATCTCGCGCACCTTGACATCAAAGTAATCGCTCTTGTCCACCTCCACGCGGAGCACCCGGCCACCGCCGCCGCCACCCACCGCCCGCATGGCATCACTCCGCGAAAGCACCCGCCCGCTCTGCGATGGCTGGAAAAGCTCTCCGCTGCCCACGGTGTAAGCCCGGCCCGGCACCACCGGCCCGCCCACCGCGCGCCCGGAGATCACCTTGGAGAAAAGCCCGCCAAGGAAACCGCCAAGGCCGCCCTCACCAAACAAGCCCTTTTCCAGCGCCTTGAGCGCGTCGGTGATCGCACCGGCAAAGAAGCGGTTCAGCAAGTCTCGCGCCACATCCTTGAGGCGCCCGGAGAGCACATCCCGGAGGGTCATCATGATGGTATCGCCAAGCCCTTGCCCGAATTCTTGGAGCGCAAATTCCGCATCAGTAGTGAGGCGCGGCAAGGGCGCGAGCGCGGCGGAGAGATCGCCAAGCGCCACGGTGAGCGGCCCAACATCGGCGGTGATGGCTCCGATGGCAGAGGGCGAGGATTGATCGCGAATGCCACTCCGCTCTTGCTCCAGCTTGGCGCGCGCCGCGTCATAGACCGGGCCGGAAATCTGGCCAGCCGCCCGCGCCTTGTCAAGCGTGGCCATATCCTCCATCACCGCACGGAGCTGCGCTTGGAGCGGGAAAAGCCGATCAAGCACGTTGCTCACATTGGACGCGAGGTTGCGGAAGGCTTCGCCGGTGCTCTTGGTGGCCTTGGCCGCCGGGTCAACCATGAGGGCTTGGAGCCTCGCCATGTTCGCGCCGATGCCGTCCACCATATCCGGGATGTAGGAATGGCCCACCACGGCATCATAGAGCTCAAAGAAGGCTTGCTTTACGCTGCCCACCTTGCCGATCACCCATTGCCATATGGCGTCCATCCGCGTGATGAGCCACTCCCGGAGCTGCCCCACCATCTTGGCCGCGAGATCGGGAATGCCAGCAAGCGCCCGGTTGACAATGGCCCACGCGCCACCCCACGCGCCAGCCCAATCCCCGGTGAGGATCGCATTCACCACCCGGATGGCGTCTCCGATTTGCTGGAAAACGGCCGTGAGCACGGAAAGCGCACTTTGCAGCACCGCCACAAAAGCCGAGCCGAGCGCGGAGGCGTAGGCCGCTTGGAATTGCAAAAAATAGCCCATGGCCGTGCGGATGCCGTCGCCAATCGGGCCGGTCCAGAGCGCCTGAAATGCGGAGCTCACCGTGGAGATGAGCGCCAGGATCGGCGGCCCTAGAGCCTCGCTTGCCGCCTCCCAAAATTCAGAAAGCACCGGCGCGATCTTCTCCCAATTCTCATAGATGAGATAACCGGCCGCGCCGATGGCCGCGATGAGAGGGAGCGCCGGAGCAAGCACCGCGAGGAGCCCGCCAAAGCCGCCCACCAATCCGCCGAGCATGGGGATCGCCGCGCCGAGAGCTGGCATGATCGCCCCGGCCACGGTGATGAGCGCGCCCATCGCCGTAATGATCGGCCCCACCGCCGCCGCAATGGCCGCCGCGCCGATGATGAATGATTGCGTGCCGGGCTCCAGTTGGTTGAAGCCCTCAAGGAGGTTGGTGATAACACCGATGAGCGGAGTGATCGCCGGGATGAGCACCGCGCCCACCGTGATGGAGAGCTCCTCATACGCGGATTGACTTGCGCGGATGCGATTGGCCGCGCTGTCCGCTGTCCGGATCACATCGCCATCGGCATTCGCCAGTTGCTCGCGGATGATGGCCGCCCGGCCCAAGATTTTCTCTTGGTCGGTGAATTTGCCGTTCACTCCTTGGATGCCCATTTGGAGGAGCTTCGCCTCCACCGCTGCATCATTCAGGAACACACCCACCGCACGGAGCGGCTCCGCTTCCCCGGTGAGGCCGGAGAATAGCTTTTGCCGCGCCACATCAATCGAAAGGTTCTTGAAGCTGGAGAGGTCTTGCGTGAGCACGGCAAATTGCTTGCTCATCTCCGCCGCCTTGGCCGGGTCTAGCGCCTTGCCAAATAGCTCTTGGAAGGCCAGCGCGCCGCGCTCCATCTCTTGCGTGGAGCGCCCCATGGCATTCCCGGTTTCCTCCGCCCATTTCCGCACATCTCCGGCCATATTGCCAAAGACCACATTAAAGGCGCTTTCCATTTCCTCCGCGTCAATCGCGGCTTGAGCCGCGTGCTTGCCAAAGAGGACAAGGGGAGCGGTGATCCCCGCGCTCATCACCGCCCCCACCTTCACCATCTTTTCGCCGGTGGCTTTCCAGCTCTCACCCACCTTGCCAAAGTCTCGCTTGAGATCATCGGATAGGCGCTTCACCTCGCGGGTGGCCTCGCTCATTCCCTCGCCTAGTCCAGTGAGGTCCACTCCCACCGAAACAAAGAGCTTCTCAAGCAAGGTGCCAATCATTGGTCTGGAAACTCCTCCATCATGGCCGCGAGGTCATCTTTGGTGAAGGGCTCCGCCGCCTCATCGGCTCCGATGCTCTCCGCATAACCATCAATGGCCGCGAGCCATTCGGTGAGGCTATAGCGCCAAAAGGTAGCCGGTGCCATGCGGAGGTGGCCAAGGCCCAGCTCCATCCACCTCCGCCATGGCGTTGCCGGGTCTACCCTTTCGGCTTCGCTCTCCGCTCTGCCCGGTTTGCGGGCTCTCCGGCGTTTCCCTCCGCGCTCTCACTGGAGGCGTTCATGGCGGCCATGGCCTCGCGGATCGCCGCCGGTGTCACTGGCCAGCGCCGCACATCTTCCACGGTGTATTGATCACCCGCCGGTGTGCCCATCATGAGCGCGTGGAGCACCAAGGCAAGGTTCCGAGAGGAGGGATTTTCGCCCACCTTCATTACCGCTTGCTGGAGGTTCTCCACCTCAAAGGCATCCTCCAAGGCGGCCATCCCGGCCATGGTGAGGCAAAGGATCACCTCACCGATCCCCGGCACATTGATTGCGGTTTCTCCGCGCGCGCGATTTGCCATTGATAGCTCCACAAAAGAAAAGGGCGCGGAGCACAATTGCCCCGCGCCCTTGCCATAGCGCCTTGGAATGCGAGCGGCTAGAGCGCCACTCCAGAGGCATTGATCTCCACCTTGAGCACGGAGGTGCTAGTGGCGATGCCCACCGCCGTGGGATATTCGCCAGAGGCGAGATCAGCCACCGGACAAATCCCGCCCGGCGTATCCGAGAGGTAGTAGACTACGCCAGCGGTGAGGGTTGCGCCGATGGTGATCGGGCCGCCGGTATGCACCGCGAGAGGCTGGCCATTGGCCGCGCCGTTCATGGCAATCCCGCCGGGAGTGCGGAGCGCCGCCGTGGCGCTGTTGTTGTCTGCCAGCTTGTAGCGGCCATCCGCCGGATCAAGCGCCACCATTTGCCCGGCGGTGATGGTGGCTCCAGCGGTCCCGCGTGCGGCGGTGCTGCCAGCCTGCGAAACCACGTTAGCGGCGGTGATAGTGAGATCAGCCATGGATTGCGCTCCTTATGCGGCGGTAAAGGTGAGCTGCCCGGCGCTCTCAAAGCTCATCGAATATTGAGCCTCGCCGTTATACTCGCCGGAGTATTCAATCGAGGTCACATCGAAAGGCCCCTCAAAGGTGCCGAAATCCGGGATGATGAATTGATATTCCGCGATCACATCGGTGAGGTAGTTGGTGCGGATGATCCCCTCATTGGCGCTATCCTTGAAAACGCCGGAGCCGGAAATGGAGCAAGTCTTGACGCCAGCACCGGAGAGGAGCTCACGCCACTGGCCCACGCTGTCGCTGTCCGTTACGTCAACGGTTTCCTTGTTCAAGGCGATGCTCTTGGAGCGCATCCCGCCGATGGTGCCAAAAGTCCCGGCCCCGTTGGTGTCCACCTTGATGAGGATTGCCTTGCCTGCCTGCGCTGCCATCTCAAATTTCCTCCGTTACCGCCCGAAACTGGATCACACCGTGGAAGGCTTGGCCATCGGGATCGCGTAGCCTGTCGCTGAATTGGTAGCGTATATTGACAAGGCGGTGCCCGGTCAATGAAGGGCTCCAATCCCGGAAAAGTTGCTCCAGCCGGTAGAGGATCGCGCCCACCTCTTTCTTGCCCTCATAAGCGCTCCAAGCGTGGAGCATGAAGGTGTGCTCATGGCCATAACCGGCATCGGTTTCCGTGGGCGTAACATCCCATTCGGCGGTGTTTGGCTCATCATGCGCAAGGTAGGGCATCGGAGCGTTTTCCGGCACCGCGTCATAGAGCTGCACCGGGTTCCCCATCAAGGCGATGAGCCCGGCATCCGAGATGATGGCCGCGCGCGCCGCTTTCTGAAGCTCAAATGCTGGATCGGTCACTAGCTCATCCTCGCTTGAATTGCGGCCTTGATCACGCCAGCGATCCGCCGCCGCCATTCCTCCACAGTTGGCAAGAGAAAGGGCCGCTTCTCCATGATCCGGGTGCCGTACTCAAGGAGCGCCGCATAGAATTTTGCAAAGCCCACGCTCACCTCAAGCGCGCTCTCATCCAGCTCATGAAAGCCGGAATTGACAAGGCCGCCGGTGTCGGTTGCCGGAGCCTCTCCCGGAGCCGAGGCTTGATGCACCCGGCGCGGTCCGTACTTTTGATAAGTGATGCCGCTTGCCGGTCCCTTCTGGATTTTGCGCTTGGCGCTGTTGAGCATGGCCAGGCCCACCGCGTTGAGGCCATCAATCGCACCGGCGCGCACCTTGGGTTCAACGGCCGCAAAGCCGCCATCCACTTCGCTGCGCTTGATGCGTACCGTGATCGGGTTTCTCATAGGTTGCCGCCCTCGCGGAGAGTGAGCTCCAGAAACTCACCGGGCCGCCCATCGGGATCGGCATCCACTGCGCTCACCACATAGAGCGAGAGATCGCCGCCCTGCGATGCATCGCGCTCCCAAACCACCGTTTGGCCTTGGGTCACCGGCGCGCGGCGAATGAGCGCCTTGTGCGTTGCGCGCTCTTGGAGCTGCGAATAGGTGTTGGCCTCAAGCGCCCCCACGGTGGTTATCCGCGCCCACACGATGCTCGCCGGTGTATCCTCGCGCGCGTAGCCGCCTCCCTCATCCTCCACGCGCACCACCGCCTTGATGGCCAGCCGGTGGCGCATCCGGCCAAGGTTCCGGCGCGCGCTCATAGCCGCACCGTGCGCAACTTGGAGAGGATGCGCCCGGCTTGCATCGGGATACGGTTGGCCGCGTCCAGTGTCACAAGCTCGCGGTTTTCATACCAGTGCGCGGCAATCTGGAGCACGGCCATGCAAAGGCCATTCGGCACCGCCGCCGCATCGCCATAGCCTGCCACATAGCGGATCACGATGCCCGATGCCGAGCGGGTGGGCAGAGGCCACACCGCGCCATCCAAGAGGGCCAGGCGGCCGGGCCGGTTGCCGGTGTCTGCGAAGTAGTTGTCGCTTGGCCATGTGGTGGCGGTATTGGTGTTATCGTAGGTTTTCACGGAGGTTATGGAGATCAGAGGCCCGCGAGGAAGCTCCACATAGCGCGGCGCTTTGCCGATGATTGCCCCGTCCTGCACACCATCCCACCACCCGAGGCCATCGCCGCCGCCCGGCCAGCCGTCTAGGGTGAGCTCGCGGGTTTGCGTGATGAGAGCGAGGCCGGTGGTGTCCTCCACATGCTCGCGCGCGGCCTTGATGAGCCGAGTGAGCACCGCATCCGGATCGGCGGGCTCACGGAGATGCGCGCGGAGCTCCGCAATGCTCACCGGCTCCGTTGCCGGTGGTGTGATCAGCACATCGCCCACGCTCATCTCCTTGGCTTGATGGCGTCCTCATATCCCGAAACCGCGAGCCGAGCAAAGAAAAGGGCCGGAAGGTTTCCCCTCCGGCCCTTCCCGCCCTTTGCCGCTCTTTCCGGGCACAATGGGAGCGGCCCCCGGATCGCAGAGCGGCCCCGCCTTCCCTTTACCCTAGGCCGGGCAACGCGGGAGGAGAGGGCCGCCCCATTCGT